CGTGACGGTCACGTATTGCGGCGGCAGGACCTCGCAGGTCACGATCTCGCCCTGCCAGTCGCGCACGATGCGGGTGAACGCGTTGCCGTCGAGCACGAGCGAGGCCACGATGTCGGCGATGAAATCACGGCGTGAACGGGACACGTCCGGCTGCAACACCAACGGGCTCACGTCCGGCAGATCACGGCCGCCGCGCTGCTCCACGACCGGGAGCCCGGTGATGGCCGTCTGCAACACCTGCACGCCACGGAACACCGTGGACAGTTGAAGCGGTTCGGTGTCCGAACGCCGTGCCGGCGGCTTGACGCCTTCCGGCATGTCCGTGCCTTCCGCGCCGCGCGTGAGCACGCGGCCGGCGAGCTTCATTCGTTTCCAAAGGTTCATGCCGCCGAGAATATGGCCGCGGTTACGTCACGGCCAAAAAAAACGGTGACATTCAGTGACATTCGGTGACAAACGGTGACAAACGGTGACAAACGGTGACATGTCAGAAGATTTGCAGCGCGCCGTCCGAGGGCAGGTGATGCGCGCCCCACGAGGCCAGCATGCATGATTCAATCGGCGAGGTCAGCCCTGTGCTGCCACGCCGTGTGACGCGCCACGCGTCGCCGCTCCACGTCCTTGCGCAGTTGGCCGCGCTTGCGTCGAGCTCGGCATCGGCGGCGTGGCGTATCAGCTTGTTCTGCAAACCACTGACGAATGCCTGGCCGACCGCGAGATAGTCGGCTGATTGCATGGCGATGAAGTCAATCAGTGGGTCGCCGGCTTCATCGGTCATGGATACGAGCCGGTCGTGCAGGTCGGCGTTAGGCCCTTTGCCGTCCATGACCAGCGGCGCGTGGTAGGTGCCGCAGATTCTCATGATCTCGGCGGGTGCCATGCCGGTGCCGTCCAGGACTTCGAGCAATTGCACGGTCACGGTGTCGTCATGGTTGAGAATCGCGGCCGAGATCGACGTGTTCGTGGCATCCACATCGACGGCCGCGGCGATCACCACGGGTCGGCCGTCGATCCGGTCCGGTGTGATTGGTGTGGCCAACGTCGATTGCCACAGCTGGTCGGGGATGACGCGCTCGGCCACGCCGTTGTCTCGCCGGTTGCCGAAGGCGCGCGCCCAACCGGCCTCGTTGCCGGCGAACTGCTCACGGAAGTCGCGCAATTGCCGGACGTCCCAGAGCAGGCCGGCGGCCGGATGCCATTTCAGGATTGTCTGGAAGTCCTCGGGGTCGGCGTCGTCGGGGATGCCGAAATCGAACCAGCAGGTGCGTGTCGGCACGTTTCCGGCGCGGAAGGAGTCGAGCAGGCCGTTGAGGAACGTGGAATCTGCCGTGCCTTCGGTCGAGGTGATCCAGATCTGCGGCTGGACGCCGGTGAAATGAAGTCTTGTGTTCATGGTCGGTGCCATGCCGTCGAGGATCAGTTTGCCGGTCTCGTCGTCCAGGCTGAACGCCTCATCGATGGTGAACTTGTCCATCTGCGTGCCATGGCCGGCCACTTTGGTCACGGCCAGTGGGCAGATGAAGCTGCCGTTTCCGAAACGTTGCTCCATCCCGCCGTTGGAAAGCCGCGGCTTGAGGGCGAACGGCGCGAGCTTCGATTTTGAGAGCTGCTGCACGAAGTCCTTGAAGTGCTTCTCGGCGTCCTTGCCGGTCTGCGCGAGGTAGTAGATCTTCCTGTCAGGTCCGAGCAGCGCGTTTCTCGTGTCCTCGGTATCGATCAGCGTGCTCTTGCCGCACTGGCGCGGCGTGCTCAAAACCACGCGGTCGTAGAAGTACGTGCCGGTGTCCGGGTCGATTTCCCCGGCCACGTCGGCCACGTATCGTTGCCATGGCAGCAGCGGCTTGCCGAGCATCTCGGCCGTCCTGGCCACGATCGCGCCGTCTGTCGGCCGTGATTCGTCGCGTTTCGTGCCGCCGCGCATGAGCATGGTCACAGTCCGGACTTCGCGTCGGCGATGAAGTCGGCCAGCGTCGGGTCGAGCTGCGGCTGGTCCGGATACATCGACTTGAGTTCCTGGAACCATGTGAGCAGCGAGGTCATGTTACGGCTGATTTCGCGTCCCTTGTTGTTCTGGAGGTCGATGTTCCTGGCGATCGAGAGCATCGACTTGCAGATGTAGGTGGCTTCCGGCGTCAACGTCTTGCCGTCCATGAAGCTTTTGATGAGATTCAGGGTCGCCTGCTCCTGAAGGCCGATGATGCCGTAGGGATGCGTGTATTCCTCGAAACCTTCCAATATTCCTTGATTCATGTTTGTTTTCCTTGGTTTTCCAACGTTTTTCCACTTTTTTGCATGGTTCTGGGGGGAGAAAAGACTTGGCGCGGGGTCTTTTTGGCGTCGGCTGTTTAAAAAAGCGGGTCACCATCTCGGCCGAGCGGCCGGAACGTCGCGGCGAAGGCCCAGAGAGGTCAGCCGCTGCCGTCTTGCGGCGAGCCGGGCGTCCACGGCCTGCTGTGTGAGATGCAGCGCGTACCACTGCTGCGCCGTCCGATACTCCTGCGGCGTGAGGTCGAGAGCGAACGTGGAATCGGCCGGTGTCTCGATGACGTGCACATCGTAGTCCAGTGCTATCCACTCGGCCAGCATGTCCGGATGTCTGCGGGAGCGTGGCAGCGTGCGCACCAGCCATACGTCCAACGGCTCGGAGCTCTTGGCCAGTGTGCGGGCCGCGCCGTCCCATGCCATCGCGGCGGCGAGGCGTAGCCCGTCGGTCGCTTTGGATTGCGTCGGGCACAGGTCGCGCAGCAGACTATCGAAGCTGACCACGATGCTGTCACGGCGGAGCATGGACTGCATGGCCATACCGAAGTCTGCGCGTGGCGGTCCGATGACCGCGTGCAATGTCGCGCCGTATCCGGACAGCACACGGTCCTGGCGCATCGCGTTGCAATGCTTGCACGCGCGGCGTATGTTGGCCACGGTGTCCCTGCCTCCGTGGCTGTACGGTACGATGTGGTCGTCCTCCGTCGCGGTGATGGAGCAGCCGGGCATGTTCAACCAGCAGCGGTTTCCATACGTCGCTATGACCTTCGCGCGGATGCGCGGGTCTATCGTCTGTCTTCTCATGCCTTGCCTTTCTCCCTTTGCGTGAGTATCCAACAGTTCACGTCCTGTTCCGCGTATCGGATGGCGTTGCCGATACGGATGGGCGGAGGGCCGATGATCGGGACCGACTGCCGCCACCGGATCAGCGTGCGCTGGCTGACGCCCAACCGTTCGGACGCCTCAGCAGTGCTTAACATCCTGATGCACGTCACGATCTCGCCTTGCTCCTGAGCAGCAGCGCGATCTGTTCCAGCTTCGCGGCGACAATCGGCCAGTCGGCCTTCGAGATGTCCGACCAGACCATGCGTGGCCCGTCCGGGCAGATGATGTTCTGGACTATCTCCACGTCACCGGGCTGCGGCCGGTCGTGGTCCTCGACTCCGAGCGAGATGCGAATCTGCGGTTTCAAAACAGTGGCTCACATTCATATGCGGTTTGTGGTTTCGTCTGCGGCCGGTATGGCGTGTAGGCGGTTGCCCATTTGCGGAAGCTGCGGCAGTCGATGCGCCAGGTGCCGACACGGTACACCGGCAGCCCCTCATCTTTGAGGCTGAGCAGCGATGGCACGTTCGGCTCGCCGAGCGCCCGGCAGACCTGGAACAATTCGATGTCGGTGCGCCCGTTGTTCGCCGCGATGCGGTCCACAGCGTCGGCGAAGCCCTGCATGAGCATCCTGCGCGATTCCTCCGGATAGTGCAACACCTCGTGCAATGGCGGCTTAATCGATGACATAAGACCACATCCCGCACCATTTGGCCAGCGTCAACAGCAGAGACTCGGAATCGTACATCTTGCCGGCGGCGGGAGAACGGTAGACGGGAGCTGGCACGCCCTTCTCTCCGTAGGCCATTTTCAGAGCGGCCTGGAGCTGGTTGTCGTTCAATCCGGACGCCTTCATCAACGACTGTCGTGAGGTGTTCGCCCTGCACCTGATGTTCTTGTCGATCATCGGGAGTGTCATCCTCATCTGCGTCCTCAGTTTGTCGGGGAATGTTGCCTTGCTCAATTTCAATCCTTCCTGTAGCTTTCGGTTGGTGAGCGCTTGAGAGGTCAAGACCTAGAATCTGCTGATGGAAACGCTCGGCCGAGATTCCCCGGCCGGGCCGTCAACAGATTCCAAAGGTCTTGCAGAACGTTTCGGTCGGAGCCGCGCCGTCGATAACAAGAGCGGCCGAAGCCGCCGGGAATGGTCCCCAATCAGGCCACGGCCGAAGCCGTCTATGGTCGCCCGATTCCGCCTTAATCGACGGCCTGAGAGGGTCGGGAGCTAAATTTCGTCTCGCAAATGGCGCGATAGCCACGCGCCTGGCGTTACCGGTCGCTAATCCGGCTCAGCGGTGGCAGGGGTACGCCGTACGCCCCATATGCCGTTCGTTTTGTCAGTCGTCGTCGGTGAGGAAATCACCCAGACGGACGATCGCGAGCACCAGCCCCAGCATGAACAACACGAAGGGGCTGAGCAGAACCAGAAAAACAATCTTGATGAAACGTTTCACGTCAATCCTCGTTGAAGCATCGGTCGATCTGTTTCTCAAGATCGTCAAGCTCGTAACCGTTGAACGGAACGCGCACGGTGATGCCTTCTTCCGTCTCAACGATCAGCTCGAAGAAGCAATGCTGCTTGCCATCCACTCGCTTGACTGTGACGCTCATTCCTGGGCTCCTTCCCATTCACGACGGGCACGCCTCGCGTGCGTCATCGCCTTGTTGATCGCGCCCTTCATCGTCTGAAGGTCGCCCATGTCCAAGCCATCGAAATCGAACGATCGTTCGCCCACCTTGATGCGGCAGGCGAAGCCGTAGGGATTGCCGCCGGTGCATTCCGACGGGTCGATGTCCTGCACCTGGAAGTAATTGCTGGTGCATTCCGGATTGAAAACGCTCATTTCACTGCTCCTTGATTCATGGATTTAGGCTCCTTCCTCCGCAGCGATAGGCTTGTAATCGCACAAACCAAACCTTTCAAACAACGAAGGAAGGAAGAACAATGAGTGACGAAACACGTTCGATTTCGCCCTTTACCTGGGAACGACCACGCCGCTTACCATCACCGGCGCGACGGCCTCCACGGTCAGTGAACTCTCCGAACGTATGAAGTCCGGTGACAGCTTCATCCAGACCGTCAGGTTTCCCGACATGAGCATCCATGCCATCACCATCAACCCCAAGGCAGTCCCGTGGTGGCAGATCGACGCCGGTGACGTCGTGCTTCCCATGCAGATCTTCTAACGCCACTGGATCGTCGAGCGTGGCCATGACACCACGCTTGACAATCGCGGCCTGCTCTGGCGTCAACGCCTGATTATGGATGTACACGGCGCGCGCATTAAGGACGATGCAGCCCTCGCCGACAATCCTCACCGATTCAGCCGATACGACGGCGACGGCCCCCGAAGCGTCATGAATCAGCAT